GTTACGCAATTTGATGGATGCGAGATTTGGAAACAAACGAAGGCACATCAACCTAGTGTTAACAAAGTAGATTACCGTAAATCTAGACGCATTACAACAAACGCTGTAACGCAGAAGGGTGAATGTGGAGAACTCTATTTAGGTAAATTTGGTAATAAATGGTGGATAGTAGCTATGCATTTTGGTTATCAAGATACTTTTTTCGGAGGAGGTTCTGTTGGAGAAACTTTTGATCAATATATTCTTAAAAGAGCTACCAGTAATTTAGGAGTACCAACTGCGGGAGTTATTACGGAGAATCAAATGTTCGTAGTGGATCCTACACAAAGTATCGTCTGCGAGCCCGTTAATTTAAAATCACAAGTATGGGCCGGCGTAACGAATTACCCTAAAATACCGGTTAGTGTTTGTGGAAAGTTAGATCCACGTTTAACGGGAGTTTCTCAAAAGACAAAAGTTACTTACTCCTTATTAGCTTCCAGAGCTGTTGATCTTGAATTCGAATTTTGTAAAAAGATCGGATATTGGACCATTCCAGATTTTCGTGGTAAGATGATAGGAGATGAGTGGCATTCACCATGGACTAAGTCCTTTGCGACTGCCAACAGAGTTTGTCCCGATAAGGAAATTCTTAATGTTGCAATCTATGATTATCTAAATGGAGTAAGAGAATTAGACTTATCTGGATATACAGTATTAACTGATCAACAAACCTTGTCCGGAATTCCGGGAAGTTTTGTTGGTTCTGTTAATATGAAAACATCCGTAGGTCCCCCTTACAATGGTCCAAAGAATCGTTACATGAAGCGTAATGAATTAAGTAACGAAGTAATTATGGACCCTAAACTAGTAGAACAAATAAGGATTTTAGATTCACATCTTAAATCCGGTCTTATTCCACTAGTACCGGGAGCATGCACTTTAAAAGATGAACCTATACGTTTTGATAAAGTACCACGCGTTTTTACAGTATTACCATATGCGATTAATCACAAACTTAAACAGGAAGGTTCTGGGTGGAAATCATTGATGAGAGCCTATCCTGGGTTTTTTGAATCAGCAGTAGGGATTAATATGACTTCTCTAGAAGCGAATCAAATTGCAATAGGGTTGTCTGAAATCGATCCTACGTTAGAAAATGTGTATGATGGCGATGTGAAAGCTATGGACAAGTCCTGGTCAGGAGAGTTATTTCATGCAGTTTCTTTAGTAATTTTCACTTTAGCCCAAGGCGTTACTCAAAATGGTCAAATTAATTATTTATTAACTCAAAGTTTGGCTCATACTATTTTTTCTATGTGTAATGATGCA